ACGAAGGACCTCGCCAATCGCAACGATATCAACATCGTAACGAGGGCCCTCACGCAAATCGCGCGTCGCGAGAACCTGTACACTACAGGTGTCAACGACGCAGTCATCGTGTCTAATGTCATGACCTCCGCAATCAAAGAGGTCATCGCCATCAGACGCGCACAGGCTGAAGAGCTCACCTACCTGGACACTGAGGCCAAGGTACCGCTCATCACAGCCTTCCTCCGCGCTGTGAGGCTACAACCACTTGACGGGGCCATCCATGGCACCCCCGTCACGGTCATCAAGAAGTTGGAAGCATCCGAACCCATGTCAATTGGCAGATCGCCGCGCCCCGATGGCGCGCTCTACATTTGGATGGTTTGGTTTGCTGCTATCTTCCGAATGGTCGTCATCCCCGCCGCTGAAGAAGTTGCAAAGCACCTTACATTCCACTACGACATTTATGGCTTACTACAATACCATATTGTCATTCCAGCAGTACTACTCTCGGTCTATGAGACGTTCTCACCACGTGATGAGCGTCATCTAGCCGCACAAAGAGTGTACTTCCTGTCGACTAAAATGAGTGTAATTGAAAGGTTGCTTGAATTCTTAACACGACTGACGTGTCACTCCCTCCTCTATGAGCTAGGCGCCATGGAGGACTGGGGACACCTCAGCCTGATCACTGCCATTATCATCCACATTATGTGGAATTGTTTTGCCGAATACTCCGGCATGTACTCTTGGATGCTCAACTCAGCACTCCCTAATGGCGGTCCACTCCGATTTGGCACACTTGTAGAAGATGTGTGCCTCCACGACCACCCGATCAAGGCTGTGCCCACCCAATCAGGGTACAAATGCTCAATACCCGATGCCCACTGCGTTGAGGGTTTTGGTGCTTGGATTGGATGGGGGGTCAAGGGAACAACACCTGTTGTATACCGTTCTTGTCATCACAACGAGAAGGTTTCAATGGAAGGGAGGGTTGGGAAACGCCTACCGATGCACACCGACGAGAAGGCCGCTGAGAAAATCTATCAGCATTGGCGCACCGTCATCAAACTACCATCCACCAGAATCCTCCTGAACTTAGTGCGGAGGGTGAAGGCTGGAATGGCGTACATCGATTGGGCGGGATCCTTCCCTCCAGCAAAGCGTGAGCTCTTTCTGCGTCTCAAGGCAGAAGGCTGTGAGTTACCTCGGGTTCTCAAGGCTAGTTCCT